ATCTCTTGTAGTAGTAATGTACTTTTCTAGACCTTGTAAAACTCTATCTGTAATATCAGCATTAGGATTAACGTCTAATATTGCACTTATTTCATTTTGTATTTTATCAGCTAAAAATTGGTATTTAGAAACACCGTCATCAAAATCACCTACTGGTGAGTTTTCAAAATCTTTAAACTTTTCAAAGATACCATAAATCTTTGTATCTACTTTTTCATTAAATCTTTCATCAAACAATTTTAATTGAGATTGTCTGTGATTATTTTCTAATATTGCTCTATAAGAAGATGTTTCTTTAAAAAATCCTTTTTCTAATTCTGTAGCTTCAAACTGACCTAATTGATTTTCTTTTATAAAACTTTCTAATTCTGATTTATAAAAATTATTAAAAGCACCTTCAGTTAAATTTTCTACAACACCAAGTTCTTTATATTTTTTACCAAGTTTATCTATGAATTGATTAGCGTATTCATTAAGACTTAAATTTTTATAGTGTTCTATATAATAAGGATTAGCGGTTTTATCTATTGTACCGTCTTTTACTGCGTCTCTAAATTTCTTTTTGTTTTCAATATAGTCTCGTTCTGCTTTTGCTACTTCTTCTTTTTTAAGTTTTCTTTCAGAACTAATAACCATTTTAGTACCTGCGTCATTGACAAAGTTGTCCATTGCCTGAGTAAGTTTGATAACACTTTCATCTACAGGTGCTACTTCAGGTTTGAAAAATAAATTAAAATCTTGTGAAACTACTTCAGGTAATTCAGGTGTAAGATTTAATTCAGGTGTTCTTCTAGCCATTATGTCCACACCCCACTAGTGACTGACTGTGTTTGTCCTGTTTTACCTTGATTAGTTAATAAACCGTTCTGTTCTTTTTGAAATTCTAAACTGTAATAAGTATTAGCAACATTTAATGCTGACGTTGCAAATAACAATGCAGGATTAGGTGGTTGAACATAAGTAGATTGTGCTTTTTGTCCAAACTGAATTGCTTCCATATTTCTTTCATACTGTGCAATATTCATTCCTAAGTTTTGTTGTAATGACGCTTTGTAATTACCTTCAGTTCTATAGTAATTAGCCATTAACGCATTTGTAGAACCTGATAACGCTATACCTGCGTCTCCTGCTCCTGCAATAAATTCACTTCTTGCTCGTCTAGCTTTTAATGTAGCTTCTAAACCTTTTGCTTTTGTTTGTTTTACTAATTGTCTTATTTTTAATTGTGCTGAAGCATATCTAGCTAAGGCATTTTTCTTAGCCATTTCATTTTGATATTTTGCTCTATCCTGTTCGTTTTTCTGTTGTTGCTTTGCAGTCTGATATTGGAGACCTGCACTTACTGCACTAGTTGCAACTAATGCTACCGTTGGGTTGCACATATTCTTATAAATTCATAAAATGGTTGTTGTAATACTCCATACTTAACTTTGCGTAAGAAAATAAACCCACACCATTTTAACCAACGAATGTGTAATTTATTTCTACAATCCACAAAATTCCAAAGTCTAGGATATTTTTGATTTAATAATTCTACGACTTGTCTACTTTCTCGTAAGAAAGAAAATCGTATTCTGTAAATATCATCAGTTGCTAATAACCATATTGCACCAACTTTATTTACGCCAAACATTCCTACTGGAACATTTTCTTTGTCTACAATTGTAAAACAAATTTCTGATTGCACATATCCTTTTAATAATGCTTGATAAGGATTTGCTCCTGTTGAAGCTAATATTTCCTGAATATCAGCATATCTTAATTTATGTGCTAAAAATTCTACGTCTTCGTGTTTACTTATACGAAAACCATTAAACTCTTTGTGAAGCGGTGACATAATAACCTTGCCAAGAAGCATTAATAAAATTACTTGGAAGGTGAGAATTATTTTTTAATGTGACAGTTAATTTGTCATTCTCTGACTGAACTGCAAAAGTATAATCTCCGTCTTCTAAGTTTACTGTACCTAAAATTCCTGACCCAGTTATTGTGCCAGTAAATGTTGTACTAGATGTATCTCTACCCACAGGTATAACTTCTGTAGTAAAAAATCCTGTATCATTGAAACTTACATTCCAATTTCTAATTTGTAATCTTCCTTCTTTTACAGAAATTCTTGAACCTTGACTGTCAGCAGTTTGCATAAACTGTTGAGAAAACGTAAACTTAAATTCGTATTGTTCACCAATAAAATAATTATTGGAAGTTATATCACCTGAAACTACAATTGAAGTTCCACCTACAGTTTGTGATACTGTAGCTATCTCTTGTCCTGCTTTGTTAGACGCACCGCTCTTACCTACTACTTTCATAGTATTTTTAATTTGATAAGGAAGTGTAATTGTAGTCTGATTTGTTCCTGAGTTATAACTTTCAGTAATTTGTGTATTATTAAGTTTTCTATCTAAGTGAGTTAGATAACTTTCACCTGTATCAACTAATGCAGGTGCAACATCTATTTTTTCTAAATAAACACCGTCACTTCTTTCATTTACAATAAATAATTCGTTTTCTACAAAATCTATATTTAAAATTTTATCAGAAGTAGAAGTTCCATAAGTCCATTTATGCCAAGCACTTTGTAATCTTCTATTTTGTGTCACATAATATTGATAAATATATAAAGCGTTATCTTCTTCTGAAGATAAAACCGCTAAGATATTTTCAGTAGTAGCACTAGTAATTTTAAAAACATTAGAAGGCACAAACTTTGGCACATTAGCAGTAATATCGTCAGCTTGTTTTGTATCTGTGTCAGACGCAATAAAGAACTCTCTAAACCCCGTGAAATTCCCTTTAGGGAACGCAAAGAAGACGTTAGAACCTGCTCCGACTGGTTTAACATTTCTGTCGTTTTCAAATTCCGTTGTGACATCTATTCTTACATTCTCCGAAGTTAAAGTGTTTCCACCTGATAATACAAATTGTGTTTGGTCTGAAAATAAAAGTAATTCTTCATCAAAACTTATAGCGTGTCTTAATATAGATACTTTAGTATGTGTACCTGCAACATCAATTGGGTCTGTTGCTAAAGTTTGTGTAATTGTTTCAGGAAAGAAATTAAAAAATTCTCCTGCTCTACTAAAGATTACATTTTCATCTGATATAAAACCTAATCTGTTTCTATGAAAGAAAACATCATTTATTTTTCTACCTATAAAACTTGGGTCAGCAACAGTATCAATGTCACCAACTAATCTTTGTCCAAAAGAAGGAACTGTGTAATCAGTTGAACTAATTGTATATGTTGAACCGTCTACTTGACTAAATCTAAAATTTCCGTCAGCAGTCCTAATCAATACGTGGGGCATTGTAGTTTCATCAATAGTAGTTTTAGTATCAGGTGCTACTGTTTCTTCCCAAATATTGTCTGCTTCAATAAATTTTACATAATAGTTATCAAAAGTATTTCCTGCGTCTCCTGTAATCTGAACAATTTGATTATTGATTGCAGGTACAGGTAAGTCTCCAAAACTTTGAACTTTATCTTTTACTACTTGTGAAGCGTCATCACCATAACCGTCACTAGCAGTCACCGTTAAAGTTCCTGAAGATTTAACAATAGAAAAACTAGAGTTTCCTATTTTAGTTAAAGTAATTCCTGAAGGCGAACCTACTGCTGAAAATAATCCGTCTCTAATAGCTTCAGTATCGGTATTGGAACTTGTGAAGTTATATGTCGTACTGTCTATTGTAATTGAATACTTTGTAGAATTTACTCCTTGTAAAACTGAGTAAACTGCTTGTTCTACTTTAGCACCTGAAGTCGTTGCCTTCATTGCCGTAGCAGTATTTTTATTTAAAACAAAAGTGTAATCAGCAACAGTCACACAAACAAAATCTTGTTTTGGATTTGTGCTTGATAAATAGTTTGTTGCGTTTGTTTGATTTACAACTGTTTTAGAAACTCCATTAATATCATACACAGCAATACTGCCATTAGTAATAACCACAATGTATCGCTCATTTGTATCTCTATTAATTGTATGAATAAAAGCATTACCAAACGTACTGCTTGATAACTTTGCTACATATTCAGTTGGTGGGCGTTTTTTAAGTCCTTCAACAACAGAACTAAAACCGTTTATTTGTTCAGTCGCTTGTGAATTAAGTCTTAGCACTTCAGGTTGTTGCGAAACACCCTGAACTAAATTTGGGATAGTTCGACTGACTAAAGGCATTAATATACTCTATTGTTTCTAGAAATTGTGTATGCTTGTTCAGGTGTATCAAAGATAGTGTAATCACCTGTATTCATTTCAGCTTGTTTTAAAATGCTTAATGCTTTTTGTTCATCTTCCATAGAAAACTTATGAAGTGTGTTAGCACCTAAAGTTCTATCGTGGAAAATTCTAGCACTTCTAATTGTAATATATCTTTTAGCTTGTTCAGGTATTTCTTCAAAAGGTAATAGATATACTATTGTTGCTTCTGTAAAATTCGTATCAAAAGTTTCTTCGTTTTTAGCTAAGTTATAAAGAAACGTATCTCTCTGTACTACATCATAACTAGCTTTTGAATATCTGTTTGGGTCTAACTCTACTCTTACAACATTTGTTGCAACAGGAATTTTGTTATCTGTGTTTCTTGATAATGACGCTTTATAATGAGTATTAAAGTGCCAACCTTGTGATTGTACTTCTCTACTTACTTCTGAAAGAACATTTTTAGCTACTGTTCCGTCTACAGGTAAAGAACCACTTAAAGAATTTAAAGGTGCTTCACCGATAGTTGAAAGAATAGTATTAACCGCTTCTAATTCGGTTGTTCTTGTTTGTGTAGTCATTATGGTAAGAAAGAATTAAAAAAGTCGTTTATCTTTCTTTTAATGAATTTAATTAGTTTACATAACCAACACATATTTTGAAATCTCCATTTTGAGACACAGGCGAACTCCAGTCTCCCTTTGTACGCCTGTGACATTGATTAAGATAAATGATTATGCAGTCTTGATTGAGATTGCACTTTCAGGTCTTAATATTCCGTGACCTAAAGCCATTCTAGCAGTCATAAGAGTACCCAATCTTCTTGGGTCGTATGTGCTTTCCATAACTAGGTCTTTTAATTTAACAGTACCAATAGCTGAACTGTGCATTACAACACAATGAGTATTTGAGAAATCACCATTGTAAGTATTGTTAGTTCCTGAGATTGACGCTGATAAGTCTGTAGCAAACACTTCAGTAGCAGTATTCGATTTTACAACTGGAACACCACCAATAGAAAGAACAGTACCTTTACCGAAGTCACCGTTATCTCTAGAGAAGTCTCTGTTTACTAACTTGTCTACGTTAGCTAATTGATAATATTGGTCAGGTGCTACTATGCACACACGACCTGCCGTTGGAACATTCTTTTCATCTAATTTTTGAATTGCTTCAAAAACACTTTCGATTAAAGATGTTGCGTTTGTGTTAGCGTCTGCGTCAGTAATTTCTTCACCTGCATTACCACCAGTAATATTAGGTGTAGTTGTTCTTGAAGCTAAGATTGCTAAAGATAGAAGGTGCTTATCAACTTTGTTCGCAAGTGCTTGACCCATTTCTTTTGAGTAAATGCTTCTCACGTCATAGTGATTTTTAAGTTCTTCTATTTCTGCAACGAAAGCGTCAGCTAATAACATATCATCTATGTTAATAACTTTTTCGTTGTGCTTGATAGCAGTCGAAGTAATCTCATTACCTGCTGTATGGTAGTTAGCCGATACAGTTCCAGTCACAGGGAATTGAGCTGATTTACCATTAGAAATACTTCTAACAGTTGTCATTCCTAACATTTGGTTTTCTCTTTGGAAAGTTGATAACACTTCACCTGAGAATACTTTTAGGAACAACGCATTAGCGTCACCTGCTGAGTTTACCTGACCTATGCTTGATATATTTGCATTTGACATAATAAATACTCCTTTATTTATGTATTTTTGGTTTGTTATTATCTAACTACTTTCCATACTCAGAAGGTTATCACTCGTAAGTGGCAATCTTTTTTGAATTTGGTTAGCACCCCTCTAATGAGAAGTGGTACTATTTATGAAATCTTTGAGACATTATTTTCCAAAAATCTTTTTCAGAAAGTTTTCTCTTTTTCTTTTTTCTTTTAAAAACTTTTCTTTTGTTTTTCTTATATTTTTGTTCCAAGTTTCCAAGACCTCAACGCCCAATAAACAGGAGATAAATTCTTCTGTCCTTTTACTTTTTTTAGTAATGCACCGTGACGTGCCATAAAAGATTTTCTGTTTGCTTCTGAATTTCTTTTAATTTTCATATTTGGGTCGCCAAATCTTACAGTCTTGATATTACCTGTAGCTTGATTTTTGACGTATACTTTAAACTTTTTAGAACCTGTATTATCTCTAATAATTTTATTTAACGGTTTATCTTCCTTGACCGACATATTTCTTAAAAGTTTTTTTCTTATTCATCATAGACGTACTAGGTCGTCTACCAATGCTTGTCTTTTTAAACTTACTTCTAGTTTCAAATAGTTCTTTCTGAAGAAGATTAGTCTTCTTCTTAGCCACTATTTAATTTTAAGTTTTTTCTTTTTTGCAATAGCAATAGCGGATTGTTGCTTCATTTTAGACTTTTTAGAAGGTCTTCCTCTTTTGCTACCATAAGTTCCTTTACCTGAAGGCATAATTAACTCCTATGATTTTTTCTTGTTAGATTTTTTCCAGTTGTT